TGAGTTCTATATTGCCGTCAACGGTTAGTGCTCGAATTCTGTCAGTACCGCCGTCCAATGTTAACGATGAAGGTCCTGTAGTCGCAATTATGTCTCCTGTGCCCGTTGTAGTGAGTTCTATATTGCCGTCAACGGTTAGTGCTCGAATTCTGTCAGTACCGCCGTCCAATGTTAACGATGAAGGTCCTGTAGTCGCAATTATGTCTCCGGTTCCGGTTGTGGTAAGGGTGAGATTGCCGGTGGTTGCATTGAGCGCGGCACCGCCAGCCCCCGACGATACCAGCACAGCGCTCGTACTTACGTCTACTTTCAGGATGCTGTTAGGCACCCAGGCCGGGGTAGGTAACGAGTCATCCCACGCCAGTGTCTGATCTGCAGTACCGGCTGCAGTGGCTACCACCGGAAGCCAGGCGTCGTCCGCTATATTGCGCAAAAACAAACCGGTTGAGGTAATGCGGAGCTTATCGTTGCTCAATATCGAAAAACGCAAATCGCCTGCACCTGCGCGGTACAGGCCGGAAGTTTGTTCATTGGTGAACGCCGCGCCCGGTACGCCTTCGGTGCCGTCGAAAAACTTGAACACTGCCAGCATACCGCCCGTGCCGTTACGGTCCAGGCTGTTAGTCAGCGCGACCGCTACGTCAGCCATAGTGTTGTTCGCCCATGTGCTGGATATGGCCGTTGCCGACACCACCGGGTTAAGGGCGGGTAGTGCATACACTCCGTTTGCTGCTCTTGGCATTGCTATTCTCCTTCTGCGCCGTAGCGCGATCCTGTTCTGGACACCGCCCGCGTAATATCGGCGGTTGGCCCTCCTTCACGCAACATTCTAGCCAGTTGCTCTTGCGCTGGGTACTGCCCTGCGATTGCCCGCTGCGCGCCGCGTGTCGCCAACCCTGCAGCAATAGGCATCCCGGCGACTAGCGATATCCCGCCCGTGATAGGCCTGACTAACCCTGAAAGTCCTGCGGTAGCCGCTGCTTTAGACCAAAAAGTCTGGTCTTGCGGCAGCATACCTTGCGTGCTGCGTTGCAAGCGGTTGGTAATAGCCTTCTTTTTTTGCCCGAGGCGACGCTTAGTATTTTGCAGCGCGGATTTCTCTTTAGCGGCAATATCATCGGCAGTGGCCGCAGCGGTTCTGGCCTGTTTAAGCGCTGTGTCTCCCATTTTGCGCGTTTGCTGCACGGCAGTGTCGGCTTTTTTTGCCACTGCTAGCCCTACTTTGGCGCTGGTGGAATCGCTCAGTTTAGCCGCGAACTGCTTGGGTGTGAAATCATCGGCTAATTTGTCAACTTTCACCGCTTTGGACACGCCTTGTTTGGTGCTCCATCGGGCTAATTCGTCTTGGTAGGCTGCAAATTCCGGCGTACCGGCACCCATTTGATCTTCTATCAGGTCGTCAAATCGGTTAGCGATAGTGCGGTTATTGCCGCCTTTGGCTGAAGCACTGGCGGTGTTGGCTCGCTTAGCAAAAGCGTTGCGCATTGCCAATAACTCATCTCCCTCTATGGGCTGCCATTTCTGGTTGCGCAGCGCACGCCCGGCGCTTGAGCCTTCAGGTTGTAAAAAGCGCTCTATGCGTTTCAAACCGCCAAGACTGGCCCCCACTTCTAGGGCAAATTCAGGGTCGTCATCCAGCATAGTTTTTAGGTCGCGCCCCAGGCTGCCGTCCCATTGAAATTGGCGGCCCTTGACGGTGGCGAAGCCTTCATTTTTATACCATGACCCCAGCAGAGCGTTAGCCTCTTTGGTATTGCCTTGGGCCAGTATTTCAGCGCGTAATTCTGCAGGCACCCTGTCCGGTATGGCGTTCTCGATAATACTCCACGCACCGGCAGTTTCAGATTGCGCGACACGTTGCGCGGTTTGCTCTTTTAACGCCTCTTGCGTTTGAGCCAGCGCGGTTTTTCGATTGGCGCTATCTACCGCCGTTTTTTTAATGGCTCTGGCCGTCGTGTCAATAACAACGTCTACCGCATCTGTTTCGCGGTTGATTACGTCTTGTATTGCGGTACGAGTGCCAAATTGCACGGGGATCACTTCCCCCGCATCGTCGGCAAACCGTTGCATTTCAGGCAGGGCATTGATGTATTCAGACTCTTGGCGGCCTATTGCCCCCCCGCCGTAAGCTGAACCTACGATGTTACGGTAAGCTTTACCTAACACCCCCTCTGAATCAGCCAAGTTTAGCGGTTTGAATATCTCTTTCACTTTGCCGTCGGCGTCTTTAACTATATTGCCGAGCCGGTCTTTTACCGGCTGCAGCAGGTTCTCTTTAACCCGGCGATCAGACGCTAGCCGCCCGACACCCCCCAACACCCCAGTCAACGCGCCAGATAGGCCCGCGCCGTACCCGAACCCTGTTGCCGCGCCGCCCAAACGGTCATCTTCATTTTCTAAAAACCCGCCTATTCCCCCTTCTACGGCGCCTCGCGCAGCGGAGCGTGTAAGGCGTGAGCCAAATTTTCCTGCAGCGCCAAATGTTGGGGCTATCTTGTTGGCCGGGCTGGCCAAGCCCCCGACCAAATTAGCCGCTAACGCAGTGCCGGGGTTTTCTTGCTGAAATTCATCTTTGGACGCTTCAGCGTCTTTTCGGTACATTTCAAATTCGTCACCTGCCGATTGTTCGTCCATACTCACGCCGCCGCCAAAATCGTAGGTGCGGTTAGGCATCAAGCGCCCGAGTGTGCGGTCTAACCCAGTGCGTACAGCCCCGACAACTTCATCGCCGCCGCCTAGTAGTTGGGCATTCAGTAACGTCTGGCCCATGCCGCGCAGGTCTTGAGTGTCCAGACCTTTGCTTTCACTTTTTGGCGGGGGCGGCGGGGCTGCGCGCTTGGCTTCAATTTGAGCGATAAGCTGTTTTCGCTCAATTTTTTCAATAAGCGCGGTGCGTTCGGCGGCTTCTTCAGGGGTCATTCGTTAGCCATCGCGCGTAACTCCGCCAATGTTAGCGTGCTTAAATCGTCTTTGCCTGGTGAGTTGCTGGGGGGCGTTATGCCTGGCGTAAAGGGGTCAACTATTGGATACCCTTCTATCCCCTGCTGCGCTAAAATGCGGTTAATAGATTTTTGCAATTCTACGCCGCGCCGCACACGCTCTTGTATGTTTATACCCTTAACTGAGGGGTCCCAATTTTTTTGCAATTCTGTTTCTATCGAGGTGACGTTGGCTCCCGTTATTGCTTTTCTGAACTGCCCGACTGCTTTAGCCATGTTGCCGACAAACTCTTTTTGTTCGTCGGTGTACAGCATGGTAGCCACAGTATTGCCCGCCGCGTCCTCTAAATAAGGTGGCATTACAGTGCGCGCAACGCCCTCGCCGTACTCTTTCGCCACGTTGTAGTCTTGGCCGCCTTCAACCATTGTATTACCTTGAGGAATTAACCCCGTTAACTCGCTGTTAGTGGCGAGCAGCATATTTGCGCTCTCGCGCTCGCCCGTCCCGGGCAGTGCGTCTATCACTGCTTTACGGCGCTGGTCTATCGTCATTTCAGCTTCAGGTATTTGCCCGGCAACTTGCGATTCACTCATGGCCGAGGCTTTTATGGGCGTCCACCCTTGTACCGCGTTATAGTCCATCGGGGGGCCCTCAGGGCCGCCCATAAAGCGATTACCGGCGGGGTCAACAAACGTAGTTACCACCCCGTCAGGGCTTACAAAATACTCAGTAGTGCCGCCCCGCAAATTTTCAGCTTCAACTTCATTCTGTTTATCCCGTGCCAGCGCTTGATTAATCGCGTTGTTGCTAGCGGTTTCTGTATTGCGCGTATCCGCGGCGGTCGCTGTGCGGTCAGCGTTTTCTTGCGCTCGGGTAGCCGCCAACAATTCTTGCTCTGCGGTGTAGGTGGCGACTTCACCCAGCGCAGTATCCCGTTTGGCTTCTTTTTCCGCCAAAGCCTCAGAGGCTTTGCCCGCCTGCATGTTGCCGTAGGCGCCAGTGCCTGCGCGCAGCGCTTGTGCTAGTGCAGTCATAGGGTTAGCGCCTGCGACTGACACATTGCCTGCGCTGATTAGTTCGGGACTTTTAAAACTTTGCTCTGTCATTTGTTGCGCCATCAAGCGCTGTTGGGCAATCCGTTCGTTTTCGCCATCAAAGGTCTGCGCAGCGGCAGCAAAATCGGGCATTGCGGCTGAAGTGCCGGGCGCCATGCCCGCAGACATGCCGGGCGTTGAAATAGGCGTTTGTTGCGGCACGCGGCCTTGACGCAGCATTTCCTGCTGCATCTGGAACTCTTGAGGGGTCATGTAAGCCATAGTTAAGTCCCTAACAGCGCGGCGTAATGCACGCCTTTGAAGCCTCCGCCAATATCAGCGGTGAATTCAACCGGTACTTCGTCGGCCATAACGCCCTGTGAAGCCTCACCCCATATATAGTCATAGGCGTACCACGGATACCCTTTAACCGTGCCAATACGGCGTATATTTGTTTTCAATCGTCGGTCAGACGCTTTGTAGGTGCCGTAAGCCTGCATACCCGCTCCGGCCAAATCACCTAAGCCGCCCCATATACTTTGTTGGTTTGCCTGTTCGAAATTGCCTTGGTCTACCGTGGCTTGATATGTCGGAGCCGCTTCGGCGCGCCCGGCGGTGTTGTAGGTTGGCATTTGCGGCATTCCTACTTGCTGGCCCGACAACAGGGCGTTGGCTTCGTTCAAGGCAAATCCCCGCTGCTGCAGCATTTCTGCCCTCTGCTGCTGCCTCAATGTGTTGGCGTACTCAGCACTTCTATAATTTTGGTTGTTATTCTCCTGAATAGCAGCCATGCCCTGCCCAAACGTATTTTGATTAACGGCCATATTCTGCCCAAAATTCTGGTTTTTCGCAGCTTGCTTCTGGCCAAAAGCGTTTTGGTTACGCGACAGGTCTTGCCCAAAATTCTGGTTTGATGCCGCGGCATTTTGGTTAAACGTGTTTTGATTACGGGATAGGTCTTGGCCGAAGTTTTGACCCGCTGCCGTCGCGTTCTGTCCAAATTCATTTTGGTTGCGCGATAGTGCCTGGCCATAATTTAAGGCAGATTCTTCACGCCCGGCGGCTGAAGCGCCCCATATTGCTTGCATACGCGCATCAGTTTGGCCCCGCCCGGTAGTGTCCATACTGGCCTGCCACGCGGCATCTTCAGGGTTTAACCCTTGGTTGCGCAGTTTTACTTCAAGCGCGCGGGATTCCTCTGCGAAAGCAGGATTTAGCCGTGACATTGCCTGGCTATACGCCGCATCTTCACCCCGCTGGCGGAAACTATTAGGGTCTTGAATTTGATCCCCTATACCTGACACATAGCGGGAATTTACGTCGTCTCCAGTACCTGATATTTGCTCTAGCTGTACTTGATTGCCGGTAGCGTTTAGGCGCTCGGCATTAACGAGGGAGCCGAGCGGCATTGCGTAATTTTTGTCAGGTACTTTACCGAAATCTTGCGCGCCGCTCCAATCTATAGGGGTGCTAAAATCGTTACGCAAACGCCCTGTGACTTCCTCACCTAATTTGCTACGCTCTAGCTGCGCGGCAATTTGCGAATCAAGCGATTCCTGCAGTTGCGGCGTTAACGTAGTGTTGGAACTCCACGTTGTAACCGGTCCGCCTGTAGCGGGGTCTATGCCCTTCCCCGCCGTCCATTCTTCAGAGCCGAAAGGCGTGTATTGATTTGCCCGATTGGCAAATGTTTGAGCCGTATTCACTTTTTCGTTAGCTATCCCCTGCTCTCTCGCAGCGGCAGCGTAGTCAGGCGGCTTAGCCTTTGAAAAAAGACCCATGTTGTTTCTCCTACGCCGGGGCCGTTACCGGCATTTCAGCAGGCACATACCATCGGCAATTATATTTGTTTATGCGCACTACAACGTAGTCTACGCTCGTTTCAAACCCATCAGGTATGCGCGCTTGCATCCAGTCCCATTCGGCGGGTAGGGTAAGCGGTTTAAATATCACAAAAACCCCCCTTTTCGGTATAGGCCATCCCAGCCTGCAAAGGTGATGCGCGAAGAAGCGCTGCCGCTCATAGAGATTGCCACAACTCGCCCTATGCCGCTAGCCCCCTGCGTAACGCTGCGCGACGTATTGCCCCCAGGCCATTCGGCATCATCCCATAGCGCAACATCCCACAACGCGCCGGATAGTGTCGGTACGATAGGCGGCGGTACGGTGTCGTAAGGAAATTGGTAATCATAGACGGCTTCTAACTTTAAATTTAACTCCCCTTGAGTGACGCCAACGGCGCGCAACATGCCAACAGTGCAATTTAGCGCATAGCCTTCCGCAATAGGCTGAAAGCTGGTAAGCACATCAAATTGCACAGGGCCTCCCGCCAACGCACCGTCACCTGGCAGTTCCGTGCCGTCCAACACCCCGTCGTAGTCCCACACACGCCCGTCTGGCGCGCCTATAAGGTACTTGCCGTTCCACGATACTGCGCAATTCACCGGTACGCCATCCCACAAACCCCACGCCTTTGTCAGCAAATTCTGGCAATATTGAGTCTGCGCGTTATCAAAAGAGTACGGCGCGATAATTTGCAAAAACCCATCAGCCGGGTATATGGCCATATTCCAAACGCGAGAGCTTTTAAATTGCGTCATCACAGGCCGCAAATACCGGCTTATCTTTGCGGTAGGAGAGTAGGTACTTGCCGCTTCAGTAGTTTCAACGCCTTTCAGCAAGTCCCGGCAATTTACAATACCGCCCGTCGATAGCAGGTACAACTCACCCCCAACGGCCAACCCTATACGGCGGGACTCGGGCAGTTCACCCACATACCACGAGCCTGCAAGCGCGAAATTGTCTACAGAGCCGGGGTCAGAGCCTTTATACACCAGCACATCGCCGCCACGACTGACGGCTATCAACAGATCATCAACCCCAATCCCGCCGTCTACCGTCCAGCTATACAGGGCTTTAAGTTCCCCCCCGTGTTGAAACTTAGCCCCAAACACAAATTTTGATGCCGCACCGGCAATCGCTCCGGGCGCCAGATAGTACGCGTCACCTGAATTACGCAGCACATACCATATACGGTTTTTCCAATTGGTGACAAAAGCAACGTCTGCGGGGTCTAGGCCGGTAATGGTAGCGGCAAGTGTTGCGGGGCTTTCCCATGTGCCAAATTGCTCTGAGTACTGCCACAAGCCATTGGCTTCATCGGCGTACTGAAGAAAGCGCCTGTTGGCGTCGTTAGTTACCTCAATATAAGTGCCAAACCCGCCACCAGGAACCCCCGGCGGAGGCGTGAAAACAACGTCCTGTACCGGTGCCGTTGTGCCTGAATTGGTGACGTTCCAAAGCCCTTCTTCCGTTACCGCCCATAGCTTTTTGGCGCTAGCATTGTCTTGCTGGCCTGCAAAACCAATTAGCGTATTCACAGGATTGACGATAACGCCGGGGTCAGTGCTGGTATTGTTAGCCCACTCAGTATAGCCACGCCTTAACTGCATACCGTATTCTGCAGGCATGAGATTGTGGCAAACAAGGCAGTCTGTCGGCGCCATCAGCATTAAATTATCGAGCGAATTTATACCGCTCGAGCTGGAAGGTATTGAAAACGGCTGCGCGGTAGCCGGTTGGGCTTTACCAAAGCGGCTTATTGTGCGCCCACGGTAGTACATACCTAGAACCCATAGCCGCTATCAGGCACTGAACTAAACCCATTCAGATACGGTATGTCTCGCGGTCCCCGACCTGCGTTTAGCCGGGGGGCCCCTTTATCCTTACCCAGCCGACTTTGAAGCATGGTATCAAATTCCAGGCGGGCAGCACTGGCATCCAACCCTTTAGCTTCAAGCCATTTAACTTTCAGAAATTTTACGATAAGTATGGGGGCGTAAATTATTACGTCAGTGCCGTTAGTTACAGTGTCACTTGAGGTGGTTAAGCCTTGGAGCACCCAATTACGCGAAGTGTATTCAAAACGGACTGCTAGCCCTACCGGCGGGGGGGCTGGAAACAACTCTAAAAATTCCCCGCGTAGTCGAAAAGAGGCGTATATGGTACTTGAGACTAAATTTCGGCCCAATAGGTACGACCACTGTTGCGGGGATAGCGGGCCGCCAATAGGTACATTATTGGTGTGGTCCCAACTTGTTTGGTCGGTCATGTACGCCCAATCGTCAGGCAGTGGGTAAATGCCGGTATCGCTTCCGGTGGTGGTAAACTCAATGGTTTTACTAAAGGCTTCCCACGGCGCAATTTCGATAAGCTCTTGCCCCGCGCTGGTGAGCAGCCCAGTCAATTGTACGAATGACTGGTCGCTATCCCCTACAGCGTCAGGCGATTTTGATAGCCCGACTTCTACCGCTACTCGATTGATAATATCATTAGCGGTAGCAAATCGACCCATAGATCACTCCTGCGCAGATTCCTGCATTTCAGCTTTTGTGCGGCGCGTGCGCCGCGTAGGGGCAGGCGCGTCAATGTCACCGGGCTCGGTAATTTCCCCGCGTCGCGTCGCTAAAATCTCGGCCATTTGAGCCTTCAGCACTTCTATTTCACTGTTGGCGTTGGCTAATGCCGAGGAAGTAGCGTTCTTATCGGCGCTTTCCAAAAACGTAACGGCTTTTTGTTTCAGTATTTGAATGCCCATCATGCCGTTGCTGTTGCCGTCACTCAAATTTGCCAAATCCTCCACAGTCTGGACGTTGAAAAACTTTAGTTCCTCGACCTGGCTGCGCGTAACTGCTGGCCATTCAGACAATAAAGTACCTTCAATCGGCACTTCCTGACGGGACATGAAACGTTGAAAGTGCTTTGAGAACCTTTGTTTATCAGACTCTCGGGCTTCGCGCATAATTACGTCCCGGCTGCCGGGTATCATTATCTCGATAAACGGCACCTCTTTAAAAATGGGGCGCCCTTCATTTTCTGTCCGAACACGATCAAGTCGCGGATGGTTATAAAACCGCACGGGGAGCCGATCATCAAGGCGGTACCGCGCATCATTGCCCGCAAAGGCATCGTCAGTGGTAGAAAGGTCTGCTTCTAACATAATATATATCCTTCAGGCTTGAGGCCGTTTGGTGTGGGTTATGGTACTTACGCAGCGTTAAACAACCACCCAGCCTGCTGCTAGCGATACCAGGTGTGGCGCGCCGGTCGCAGTAATGTTTCCATTGCCTGACGCTGACGCAGTTGCAGTTGTGAAGGGCGATTGTGTTGTGAATCCGCCAGTGCCGTTCACCAAACCGCTACCGCCGATATATTGGCCGTCTTGCGGCGTGCGTGCGACTGCTCGCTGATCCGCCAGAGTCCAATTGGGTGCCGATTGGGCTAATTGCGTTGTAGCCACCCCTCCGTTTGTGGCAATGCCAATAGGCCCCAAAGCGTAGTTAGCTCCGGTTATAAAACTGGCGTTAGGCACCTGTAATGCACGGGCGTCTACTGTAGTTGAGATTGCAAAACTAACAAGGCTGTTCATATTTTGTACTCCGCATAGTGAAAAAGGGCGGCATTGCCACCCTTTTAGTTTACTTCAACCCCTACCGCGTTATACGCCTACCGCGTCATACACACCCTGGAACTGGCGGCCTGAGCAAGTCAGGTTGCCCGCCCACCCCAAGATCGCTACTTCAGCGTCCTGGTTGATCGCGCTGCGCTTGTTGGGCGACAGCGGAACCATGTTGCGCTGGGCATGAGGACGGTAATGTATGTACTTCGTGTTAAGGAAGTACGCGCGCCCCGTAGGGCAGAATCCGTCAATACCGCCGTCCAGGCACACATCCGCATCCATGAACTTCAAGCTGGGGAACCCTAGCGCGCCGACTTCAGGGCTGCTAAAGCGCTGCAAAGACTGCAGAGACTTGGTGTACGCTGCCCATACCGTAGAATCCGCTACGATCAAATCAGGCCGGTCATTGCCGCGTACCATTGAGGCCCACAGCAGGTTCCAATACCCTTGAATTTTACTAGGGTCCAGGCCATTAGCTGCGGTCTGGTCCGATACTTTGTTGCGCCAAAACCCAAAGGTTGCGGGGTCAATACCGCCGTAAGAACCGGTTGCGGGGGTAAGGTCAATGGCTTTATCCAAACCGTCAATTTCTTTACCGCCAGCACCGGAGCCATCCGAGTACAAGCCTTGAGAAATCAAATTCATCATGGTTGCTTCGGCTACCGTCATACGCGCATCCAGCAAGTCAATCATGCGCTCTTTACCGCTGTTTTGGAGCATTTCCAAACCGCTGATAACACACGGTACCGCGGCCTGTTTGATGCCGAATTCCGCTGCGCTGATAACATCGCTGATACCGACAGGCAGAATATCGTAACCCGAGTACCACCCGGCGTTAGCGTTTTCGGCAAAACTCAATTCCTGAAGGATTTTAGACCCGCCAGAAAAAGGTTTGATATTGCCCTGCATTTCCATTTTTTTGAGCAGGACGTTGTTTTTGGTCACGTTGTCGGCAATTTTACGACTGCGCGACTCGATAGTAGTGGACATAATGTCCGTATAGTTAATGTTTGCAAAAGCCATGATGAAATCCTCTTGTCATAATAGACAGGTATCTAAAGTAAAGTAACGGTTCAGTGTGTCGCGCTCTTGATAAGCGGTTCACCTGGAACCTACTGTTGAAAAGTAGGGCTCCTTAACTCAGATACCTCTTGAGGAAGTTCTGTAGGTATTCACTCTACCATAAAATTAACGCCGTGCAACTACACCTTATTGCCTACATCCCACGCGTGCTCCAGAGTGCTTCTGACTGAATCTGTGGGGGTTGCACTGTTACTCCCGCCGCGCGTGCCGTTAATCGAGCTGGCAGCCCTGCGCTTGGCTTGAAGGTCCGTGGTACTGTTGCGGGCTGCGAGTATGCCGGATATTTCAGGGTGTAAGGTGCAGGCGCGTTTGTAGGCTTCCGCTAATGACATTTCCCTGTTTTGTCTGGACGCAAGTTCTAAAATATCGGCCATATCGCTACGCACATCGGCATAGAATTCATTACTGGGGCTTGTAGAAAACGCCTGTATTTCTGACTGTACTCGGGCTTGCGACTGATTTTTTGTCTCTTGCTCGCGTTGCTGGAACGACTGCGCAATAGTCTGAAAAGGCTGCATTGCCTCATTAATCTGCCGTTGAATGTCGCTTTGCTGTGACGCTTGCGGCGCGCCGTTACCTGACAACAGTCCATCCAGCGTTTCTATATCGACGCCAAACTGGCTTATTAGCGTTGCTATCTGCTGTGCTTTTTGTATGGGCGAGCCCATTTGAAGCCCGGCACCAGTGCGCAACAGATCCCCGATATGGGATACCCCGCCATTCATCCCCAGGTACTGCTCAAAAGGGCGCAGCGCATTATCCATATCTTGCGCGCGCCGGGCATCGCCGGCATATTTGAGAATGCCTTGCTCATAATCTTTTTCACGCTTGGCCACGGCGGCTTTGAGCGCTGCAGGTGCGTCTTTCCACACTTCGCGCGCTTCAGGGGGCAGTGAATTAGGGGCTTTGTCCGGGTCTACTACCAGCGCTGTTTTACCGCTAGCAGGAATTTTAGCATCTGCCGCAAGCGGTTCCGGGTCTTGCTCGCCCGTAGCCTCCGGTGCAATAGTGTCACTTTGCGTTTCAATATTGCCAGTATCGCCATCTTCAGAATTAGAGTGCCATGCCGCATCGAGTGCCGAGGCCAGTGTATCTTCATCTTCAGTAGTGATTTGTTCAGCTATATTATTCATTGCGGTTTCTCTCCTGGTGATTCCAGATTTCGTTGATTTGTTGGCGCCGCTTGTGTGTGTCCTCTTTGCTCGACGTACCGGTAAAGTGTTGCGCGCGTTCTTTTGCTTTTCCCGCATAATACTCGGGCGTAAATTCCTGGGCGTTTACTACGTTATTGCGCGCATTATGCTGCGCTAAACTCCTGTGATCTGTAATAAGACTGCCATCAACAGGACTGACGAAAGTATCAAAGTTACCCCGAATAATATCAATACCGCGAGTATTTTTAGGTCTTGCATCCATTCGTACCATTTCGTACCGGCCCGTTTCTTCATTTTTTACCTGCCTCCACCTAGCCATTAGAACCACTCCCAAGGCATAGACGCTTTTTTGATGTTTTTCCAGGCGCCTTCAGGGTTCCCCATTTCAGCGCCTAACTCCAGGAATTCGCCGGATTTACCCGGCATTTTATCGCTTAATGCTTTAGCGTCGTACTCCAAAACTTTGCCCGTTGCCATATCTTGTGCGTGGTCTTTGAATTTTTCCGGTCGGCGCCCCTGTTTGTTGGCCCAGGTTTCATTGGCTGCGATTACTGCTACAAGCGCTGCAGGCCATGCCGCGGCGGCCATACCGCCGCCACTACTGCTTGCACCGCCCGCCGTCCCCCCGGCCGTGCCGCCCGCCGCTCCGCCGGTCGTGCCGCCCGCCGCTCCGCCGCTACTGGCCGCGGGGGCGCTGCTAGGCATAAACTGTTGCGCCATGCCGGGGTTCATGCCGCCCATTTGCGGGGCTTCAGATTGGCGTAATTGTTGCGCTTGCAAGGCTTGCATACGCAAAAATTCTTCTTTCTGGCGTTGTTTTTCAAAATCTTCGGGGCTGGTAGGGTACGCCCCTTCATACGGGTAGTCAGTCATTATCGCCTCCTTCATTGCGCTGTTGCGCGGCGTTAATTTCGGCCATGTTGTAATTATGCTCTACGTCCATTTCAGTGAGCGAATTTGTCAATTCGGTGCGCTTTTCTGCAATGGCCATTGTGGACTGCACTTCTTCTACTGTAGTATCCGCTTGCAGCTTTTCAGCAATTACCCTCAAGTCGGCTTGAAGGTCCGTCATAGTTTTGTTGGTATCGGCGCGGTCTTTAGCCATAATCTCCTGCATATTGGCCTGATGATCGGACTGTATCTTTCGCACTTCGGCTTGCGATTTGGCTTGCAAAATCTGCATATCGCCCTGCAACTTGGCCTGTAGTTTGGCCATTTCGCCCTGCTGGCGCATTTGCTCGACTTGCGTGCCATCATCTTCAGGCTTTTGTGGTTCAGCGGCGGCTTTTTTAGCTGCGATTATCGCCTGGTCCAGAGTACCTTCAATGCTTTCAGAGCCTTTGAACCCCGCCATACCCCATTGCAGCATTTCCAGAAACATAGGCGCGCCTTCAGGAAATTCTTTCAGCGCTGATGTTGCCGATTGGATATAGGTTGCCGTTGCGGTCAGAAATTCAGTGCGCTCTGATTTTAGCTGCGCATAATCTATCATCGAAATAGTTTCGGGCTTAATGCTTACCCGCCATTTGGCCTGCGGCGACTTCATCAACTGCACCGCTTCCATCATTAGCGGCTTATCTGCGTTTGACAGGTACTCTCCGCTGGACTGCAAGATAATTTGCGGAACCGAAAAATGCTTGGCTATGACCTGCGCCCGTAGCTGCTCGCAATCGCTGGCAAAGCGCGCAAACTGGTCTTGCAGCGCCTGTACGCGGATACTGCCAAACTTCGCCTTGAGTTGATTGGTGCCGTCAGAGGTGTATTGATCCGTGTTACCGCCGCGCAGTACGTCCGACATACCCGTTTGTTGGTACAGCAATTCTATCCACCCGGTCAATTCCCCGCGCAATACTGATAGCACCCCCACAACATCCGCGATTGGAAACCAGTCAATAGTGCCTTTCAATCCGCCTTTTTCAGCAAACATGGCCCAGTTATCAACCGGTATAAGTGTGTTTTCGCTACCTTCCTGCAACATGCGCCCTACAGAATCAGACGCTGATTTATCGTAAACGCCAACGACTTTAATCGCTTCGGTAATGGTGACTATGCGCGACGCCAGTGCATTGACTTGCGTGTAAATGTCTTGAGCCAGCATATAGTCGGCTTTAGGCACCAGTAACGTTGTTGTGACATTTGCCATCAACGGTTTGGGCATCGGCCAGAACCCTGTTAGCTCTAGCGGGTCGGGTTGGTGATCTAGCAAATCCGGCGCGCCTTTTGACCACCAGCACACCTTGCGGCCATTCTTAGTCCAAATTTCCCATATTTCGGCTTTTTCTTCTTTTGACCGGTTATCTTTATCGTCAATACTGCCGGAATCCCCCCTATCGGAACCTGTGGGTGTCTGTTCCTTAAAGGTAAGCCCCGTCTTTTTATCTTCCCCAAAACGTTCGACTACTTCCTCTCGCGTGAGAAAACTGCGAAACGCAATCCAAGGCACTTCCGCCCAAGTACGCGCCCAGCCCCACCTAAAGTCTTGCCAATGCACATAATCCAGCGGCGCGCGTTCCTCTAAAATAGCTTCTTCCATTTCCCCCGTTTCCAGGTTTAGTTTCTCCCCGGTTTCTACTTCATACCGCACGCGGCACAGCCCCATGCCGGGTATCAATCGGTCTTGCAAGGCCGCTCTTAGCGCTGAAGGCGAGTCAGAGCCTGACGGCTCAACATCCGCCTGCAGCATCCGTTGAAAGAGCATAGCGGCAATACGCGCTACCTCGTCGTCGGGGTCGGCGTGCTCACGGGACACATCAACTTTGGGCGTTGATCCGTATAGCATCGCTTCAAGCGTTGTTATATTGGTGTAGAACAGATTAACGTCGGCAACTGGCGCTTGCCCGCGCCCAACGTTTTCCTCGCCCATAGACAAATACCCGGCTTCTTCCGACAGGTACCGCTGGTTGACCTTATTGCCTTGGCGCAGAAAAAATTTCAGGCGTTTATCTGAGTTTGCCAATTCTTCGGTGTACTTGGTGTTGAGCGCCTTAGTGTCCTCGGCGTACTCGTCATCGTTGCCGGTTTCGCCGCCCTTTGCCGCACTGTCTGCTGTATATGCCATACCCAATACCCTACAATTTTATGATCTTGCTGCGCCAACCCGTATCACGCTCGGCGTACAGGTCATCTAGCGTCAGGCCCGATGGTACACCCGGTTGGGCAAATTGTCCTTGTGGTTTTTCTAACTCCGGCTCCGCCGACATGCCCACCGATTTATCCGCCACCAGTGCCAGATACCGAAACGCGTCGGCGGTGTTGCTGGCCCAGTTATGGTACGGGGCGTCGCTGAAACTCTTGGTATGTTCGGACCAAGACCGTTGGTACGACCGCAGCGCATCAATACCTGTTTCGCAATGCGTCATATCAAACCAGCTATTGAGCATTACCAGCCGCGCCGCGTCAATGCCGTGCTGAATAGACAATTTCGGCAGTACGCGAACGGGCAGCCGTGACCCCGGCGGGTACGCTTTGACTAACTCCGGGCTATCCTTAATCGTTTCATAGGGATTGGCAAACTGCTCTATTGTAGACCGCCGGGTGGCCAGAGTTTTGGCTTTTGCGTCAAACGGCAGCCAGATATGGTGATACTGGTACCCTTTGTTGTGCAGCATTTCAAGATAATGGTCAACGTGTTTGCCTGATGCCTCATAATGGTCGATCACCGCAATACCGTCCTCGCGGGGTTGCCAGAACCACCAGGCCGTAGAATCCCTTAGCCCTACATCCGCCGCGACATGAACTTTTTGCCCGTCCTCGTACAGCGGGTCTTCATACACAAGCTGACCTTTTGCGTCAATCGTGTTAAGTATGTCAGCGTAGTACGTCCCCTGCAGCGCCGCGTCAAAATTGCACTCCATTTCCTGATCGTACTGATCTTCAGTCATTACCTCTCGCATCAACTTCAGCTCGGACTCGGGGATAATCCCCGATTGGCTGGCTTTGAGCATCTGGTAGTACCAGGTTGTATCCTCTACCGCTTTGCGCTTGTAGTCGTAAAACTGGTTGCGCCCTTTGGCGGTGCCAATAATCGCCAGCCACCCCGCGCGGTCGGCCAGACACGGCAGAATAACCTCTCCCAGCAACGACGGTTTCATATCGCCAAATTCATCCAGCACGATACCGTCAAAGTACATGCCGCGCAGCGAATCGGGGTTATCCGCACCGTACAAGGTAATCCACACATCGTTGGGCAGTTTTACCCGGAGTTCGGATTCTCTAGGGGTGCCCACCATAATATCGCGGGTCGCTTCCTTCAGGTATGTCCAGGCAATCTCTTTAGCTTGTTGCCTGAAGGGCGCAACATACGCAAACCGGGCGTTCTCCTTTTGCGTATGTACGCCGCGTATCACTAAATCATTAATACACGCTACCGTCTTACCGGACCGGCGGTGGCAGACCATCAATGCCCAACGCTTTACCCGCTGGTGGAATTCCTTGAACGCATCGCGGGGGATATAATTAAGGGTGATTTGCTTCATTCACCCCGACCTTCGGCCTTGCTGGGCGGCGAATCATTATCAATAACAATACCGCGGTCGAGCGCCGTTGGTGCCAGATCAGAATGAACGTGTAAATGAACGGCGCCGGTTGTGCCTTTAGGTATGGCCGCTGGAGCCAGTTTGGTAAACATAGCAAAAAATTGCGCGGGGTTATCTTCCGCCCACTCCAGCAACGCGGCTTCGCCGCCGAGATTTTCAAACACGTTAGCAAACATCCCGTGCAGCGGGTGCTGCGCCGTCATGCGCTCGCGTAGCGCAACCATGCGCTCCTCCAATCTGTTCTCGGGGGGCGGTTTCTGCAAGGCGGTAATTTCTTGGGCGGTCAGTTTCGTCATCGGCTTGAGGCGTCTGGCGTTAGGTGTGAAAGCGCAGTCTAGCACACGTTTACCCGAAAAAAATATACTTGGGAAGGGGTTTGCCTTGCACGTTTTTGGTTTTGTTTTGGGGGGTGTGGTGTGGGGTGGGGCCTGAGAAAAAAATATGCTCGCAGATATTGGGTACAGGTACTCGTCTCTTTAAAAATCGTGGCCGGGGGTGGTCGCTTGCTAGGCCCCATCGCCACTAGCAACGGGCATCGCATGGCATCGCATGGCATCGCATCGCATCAGCTCCGGCATCGCATCAGCTCCGGCATCGCATCGCATGGCCAGGCATCGCATCGCATCGCATCGCATCGCATCGCATCGCATCGCATCGCATGGACTGGCATAGCCTGGCCTTA